GCCTCCCCGGCGTCGGCAACGACATCGGCAATATCGACGATGCCATGGCCAAGGTCGGATCCGGCCTTGATGATGTCCCCCCACAAGCCGTCAGACGTGTGGGGATGGTACACATGGGAAGCTGCCGCGGCAGACGCAGGATCGAAACGAACCCGCCACTCAATGGTGATCAGGAACGTGATGCTTGAGTCCGCACCCGGATTTGGATGTGTGAACACAATCGGCGACAACGCACCAGGTGCGATCACGTCGCTCCAAGTGAATATGCCGGGCGCGGCGACCGCGTTGGCCATGGGTGCAAACGTAGAATACTCGGTCATGTCGAGTGGTAGAGCGTTGCACGATACGCCACGCAAAGCCAGCTTGCCGCCCGACAAAAGACGCGGGCGAAAGAAGCTGTCGAACTGCGTTTTGAAAGCCTCCCAAGTGCGGGTGTCGCCGCCAAGGTTGAGCTGCTGGGAGACGCGTGCCATGGTGAACATGCCGCTCGCCTCAATGAGCGGGCGGGCATTCATCACCTGGACGGTCATCGCAGCAGGCACGACTTCTGCAGCACCGCCAAGGGCGCTGAGCGGCATGTCAATCATCGTCGTGTTGTTCGCCCCATTGATGGGTGCGAGGTAGTTGACGTCATGGACACCGCATGCTTGGTACCATTCAGGGAGTCCTGGGGTGGACGTGTTCCTTCGCAACAAAGGCGAGAAGATACAAACGCCAGCGGTGGTGGACAAGAGCTTGGTGGTGCGAATCACCTGATAAGGCCCAACGGGTCGCGGCAAGCCCAAGTGATATGGGAGCCGCGCATTGAGACCCAAGGTCATCGCTTTCTTGAAAGCACTCGTCTTCTTGCCAGCACCGAAGGCCTTCTTGGTGACAGCCCCCGCTCCCTGGCCCCATACGCGCTCACCGTTGGAGCGCATGCCGCCGTTCTTGGTACGGCGGTTGCGCGACCAACGCTTCGCGCGCGTGACGGGCTGGACCTTCTTGGAGGAAAACCTCCCCATCCGAACGCAGGTTCGTGAGCGAAGCTCACAAAAAGTGCAAAATTTTCCAACTCAGGCGGGGATCGCCTTGGCCCCCACATGCGACCGACGAGGTGCACTAACCCCTTCAACTATACATGCCGGTCACTGGGGCTTCAATGCAAAAATATCCAAGACTGACGGATCCAACACATGCCAGTCAAGGATCTTCCCTCCCCCGGAACGGGGAAGGGGTGGGCCTTGCATATTTATTTGTCTAAGGGCCCGAACTATACAACAGCATCGTGTGGCACATTCCGCGCTGTGGCTATACATCACACATGCTGTCCGCAACTATACATAGGTAGTGTCTAGAGGGCGGACCCCCACGAAGGTGGGTGTTTATGCTACTAGCATCCTCACAGAGCAGACCAAACAACGAACTGTGAAACCCTGGCTCGTAGGTGTTAACAGATGTTGATGGTCTCGCTTCTCTTACGACACTGCGGCAATGTCGGCTGCCGCCTCCGGTTTCCGTACCATCGTCCTGGTCCCCTCACCAACCGTAAGCGATTACGCGCGTACGACCAGCTTCGACGTCCCATGTTCTGTACACTCCGGCAAAATGCCAGGAGACAGGACGCCCCTCCCGATAGGGGGACTCTGACACGCAGTTAGGGCTGGCTAAACCCTCAACGGGACCTATATCCGCTGCTGCGTCTGGCCACACCTCAGGTGTTGTGCAACCACCAGGCTCTGACCCTCCCGCTGCGGGCACGGGGTAGGGCTAGAAGAATAAGGCAAGCCTTCTCCACGGGACAGGAGTTCATTGCACTGCACATGGGCGAGTTGGTCAGGTACCCGTAGGAATCTCCGAGAAAAACGGCGCTATCCGATGATTAGTCGAATGTGAGCAGGCGTCAGTTCGAATATCCAGTTTGTGCAAAACGGCTATCTCCGCCGGGGGCATTATCCTCCCCCGACGTCCCCTTAGTGTGTCACACCAACGGTATGTGACAAATCAAATTCACGTTCCCACAACGTAGCAAGCCGCCGATTACCAATGGTGGCGTACACTTGCCTCGGGCCGCCTATTACTACACACGATAGCGGCGTTCACCCGGTTTCCCCCCCACTACACGCTCCCACCTATCCTCCAGGCCTTTGGGAGAGACCTGAAGTACCCATCAAAATCGCCGAGGACCTCAAAATGCCACGGATACTTTCTGTAGGCCGTCAGTTCGTCGTCCGTCGCTCCATAGACCAAACGCCTCAACGTACGATCTTCGTCGTTGGCTGATACGGATGCGTTCTGCAGATCGATCTTGTCGCGGACGTCTTCGGCGGACATCGTCTCAACTCCGCCTATGTGCATGGCCATCTCACGGTCGTCGTAATCACCCGACTCAAGGGTGTCAGCGTACTCCTTGTACTTCCTGCTGACTGTGGGCAAGATACCAGCGTAATCGGCGGCCTTCGCCAAATTGGCAGCCGCCGCGATGCGCTTGATGGTCTTGATGTCTCCATTGCGCACGGCCTCACGCATCGCTGCTGAAGTCGTGTAGTTCTTCGCCACGCCACGTGGTAGCTCCGGGCAGCACAGACCAGTGGGAGCAGTGCTCCCGTTAGCATTGTGCAGCTCGATGTGGTAGCCAACCATTGTCGCGCGACGCTGTGGAAACACCAGCTTCATGTTGAAGCCGCCTCGCTCCCAAAAGTCCAACATGGCAGCAGAGACCTGCACCACCTGCGGTGAAACAAGCCAGGCCTCATTCGCCAAGTCCTTGTACGCTTTGGACCCATCCCGCAGCGCCTGGCGGTCCTCCGCACTGACGCTG